ATTTGCACTGTTTATTGCTTGGGGATTTCAAATGTCCGAGCAAGAGCTTCAGAACATGAACACTGAAGCTCGCTGTAAAACAGCTGGTGGCGAAATGGGATACTCAAAATGCTTTAAGGACGGAAAGGAAATCTAGATGAAACAGGATAAGCGCTCAATAAAGCATTTTCGCTGCTGGTTGGTTGAATCAAAGCAGTATGTTTATGATATTCAAAAAATTTGTGATGGCAAACTAATTAAAAGCTTTGCCGAAATTTTGAATAATCCTGAAAAATATGTAGTAGAACAGGAAACTGGCGCTATTGATATCGTTAAAAATAAAATCCGCGAGGGCGATATCGCAAAATATCGCAACGCCAACTATCAGCGCGAAGTTTTTGAGTGGCAATATGGCGTCGTGGTTTTCAAAAATTGTGGCTTTGAGCTGTACAACCCAATCAAGGACACTTCAGAATCACTAAATGATATATCTATCAGTTTTTCGAAAATTGAGGTCGTCGGCAATATTCACGAAAACCCTGAGTTGTTGGAGGAGAAATGAAAACCACCCCAACATCCATACTTGACGCTTGCTGTGGTGGACGTATGTTCTACTTTGACAAAGACCACCCAAATATTCTGTATATCGACCGCCGCCGCGAAACTGTCGAGATGAAAGACAGAGACAAAATCAGGACACTGGAAATCAACCCAGACCTAGTTCTGGACTTTACCGATATGAAGTTTCCTGATGAGTGTTTTTATTTCGTCGTTTTCGATCCACCCCACCTAATCAACTGCGGCAAGAATAGCTGGCTCACCAAGAAATACGGCAAATTAGATAAAGACACCTGGCAAGATACCCTGAGTAAAGGTTTGAGCGAATGCCTACGTGTCGTCAAACCTGGCTGCGTCGTCGCTATGAAGTGGAGCGAGCGCGATATTAAAACCACTGAATTACTAAAGATATTACCTCAAAAACCAGCTTTTGGCGATAAGTCTGGAATGACGCGGTGGCTGTTTTTTGTGAAAGGAGTTGAAAATGACAGATAAAGAATTAGAAAAAAGCCTAGGACGCATTAATCATATAGCTAATATGTGTTACGCGGTAATCATAATTTTGTTTATAGCGGCTATGGTGGCAATATTCTTAATAGGCAGTAAGTTAATATAGCAATGTCTATTCCTATATCGAGGAGCGTGCCTGATGAAGCGTAAGATCAAAGGACGCAACTACAAAACGCCGACACCTAGAGTCTACAGTATAAAAGAAACTCGCACTACGCAATTTATCCGCAAACAGCTAATAAATAAGAATGGAGCAATATGTTCACTCTGCGACAAGCCGATTGAGACAATGAAAGATTGTACGATTGATCATATCATTCCAATTAGCAAGGGCGGTTTGACGACGATTGAGAACTGCCAATTAGCACACAGGAATTGTAATATAAGTAAAGGTAATAAGGAGGCTTGAAATGGGGCTAGTTAGAAATATTAAGGAGGCGGCTGACGTGCGCAAGCGAGAGCGAGACATATTGGCGTCGAAATGCACAATAAAAATCGGCGACAGAGTGGCGTTCGCTCGAAATATTGATAAAGATGGCAGAGTAGTAGTGGGTGTAGTTGTTGGATATAAGAATGGTGTGTTCGTGGTTAGATACGATCCGCAACTCATCGTCGGCAATACTATTCAGTATTTTACTAGAAAATCTTATGAGCTGACTTTAGTTCATGACGTGGATAAATCAAGCTAGCTAAAACATAATGGGCGTAAACGTCAATAATATGTGTGCGCCTAAAAGGTTGACTGAGGCGGTGGCAAATTATGTGCCGCCGCTTTTATGTTATAATAGCCATAGAATTGCGGATCGAAAGAGCCGCTTTTTTATTTGGAGAGATTATCATGGCAGCCCGAAAAATGACGCGCAGGAATAGGCGAAGTAGCAAGCAGTCTAGCCGCAAATCCCCAAAGCAGCAGCTGCGAGGGATTGTTAAGGATAAGCCAAAGAAGCCGCCTGTCAAGCCATTAAAACAGCCTGAACAGCCTGAACCAGGACAGCCGACGAAATATAAGCCAGAATATTGCCAGCAGCTCATTGACTATTTTTCAATCGAACCGCTAGAAATTATTAGAGAGCAGGAAATAACCGGCACCGAGGGCGGCAAATACGTCTCGCGCCGCCTGCCACAACGTTTCCCGTGGTTTGAAGGCTTTGCCAGAAAAATTGGCGTTCACCGCAATACACTGAAAAACTGGTGTGCTGAACATCCAGAATTTGCCGAAGCCTACGATACCGCCAAGGATCTACAGCGCGAGTTCATCGTCGACGTGGCTTTGAGCGGTGCTGCGCCGCCAAGCTTTGCTATCTTTACTATGAAAAACGTCTGCGGCTGGAGGGACGAGCGAGATCTGAAGCTGAGAAAAGCGAAAGAGGAAGGTGATATTGATGACGACGAGCTCAAAGCAGCCATCTTTGAATAATCTCACCAGAGCGGACATTCTGCGGCTTTGCGACAAATACTGGGACACTGACCGCGACAAACTGCGCCGCTATCTGCTAGCAATATTCAAGCGGCGGGAGAATATCCACCTGTTTGGCTGGTTTATCGCACGGCCATATTTTCCTTTAGAAACGCCACCATTCCATAAAGAGATATTAGACCTGATCAGCAACAAGGACAATCGGCGAGTTGGCGTTATCGCGCCCCGTGGTCATGCTAAGTCGACGACAGTGGATATGACGTATCCGCTGTGGGCAGGGTGTTTTGAGCAGGAAGAGTTCGTGGTGATAATCAGCGATACGTATACGCAAGCGGCCGAGTTTATCAACGCACTAAAAGATGAGTTTGAACACAATCCGAAAATCAAATGGCTGTTCGGCAATATGAGAGGCGATGATTGGCAGGATGGCGAATTCGTACTGAGCAACGGCATTAAGTACGCCGCTAAAGGTTCAGGCATGAAAATCCGTGGTATTCGCCACCGACACACCCGACCGACACTGATGATATTTGACGATATCGAGAATGACGAAAACATCAAGAGTGCTGAGCAACGCCAGAAGCTGTATCATTGGTTTACCAAGGCCGCGATACCAGCATTAGCGAGAGGCGGGCGGGCTGTCATTATCGGCACGATTCTTCACTTTGACAGCCTTGTGAATAAGGTTATGAAGCAGCAAGACGTATTTAAGAGCTGGCAAACGCGGGTATTTTACGCAATCACTACGGAAGAGGACGGCACGGAGCGGGCTTTGTGGCCGGAGCACCGCAGCCTGGAAAAACTGAGAGCTATGCGAGATGACCCGAGCGATCAGGAGTTCATTGGAACCATTGCTTTTGCGCAAGAGTATCAGCACAAGCCATTCAGCGAAGAGGACGCTATCATCAAGCCTGATTGGATTAAGGAATGTGAGCCAAGCCAGGTGCCAGATGAGCACTCAAGGATAGCCAGAGTTTTGACAATCGACCCTGCCGCCAGTGAACGCCAGACGGCCGACCCAACTGCTATGGGCGTCGCTGACCTGTACACCGACGGCAATGTCTACATACGTGCGATACGCAACCAACGAACCTCGCCGAGTGTTACTGCTGATACGGTCAGAGAGCTTGATGAAATATACAAACCGCAGGTGATCGGTATAGAGGAGGGCGCGCTGGGGCTTGTGTTTCGGGATTTGCTGGCGGGACTGCCTGTCATTGGACTGAAGCCAGACAAAGACAAGGTGCGGCGACTACTGGCGGTGAGCCGATTCTTTGAGGCTGGCAGGATATATATCGTAAAGGATATTCAGAATGGGCAAGCGTTACGCGAGCAGTTGATTGAATTTCCGAAGGGCACACATGATGATATGGTGGACATGGTGGTTTATGCGGTGCGGTTATTGTTGGTGGAGGGAGTGAATCAGGTGTCAAGTAAAGACTTTCAGACCGCTGGTGATTATTACGACGAGCTAGATGACGATGAATGGTCGGATTAAGTATAAGTATGATATAATCAGGGTAAGTATATACGACGCGCGAAAGGCGTCGTATTTTATATGGAGAAATTATGAAGCTGGTAAACTTGAGCGGTAAGAATAACGATAAAAATACAGGCAGTCGACTACGTGAGATTGGTAGTGCTGGTACTGGTGTATTTACAGACTATGAAGCTGAGAAGATGAAGCTAAACCGCCCGAGGAAAATTACTGATTACCGTGATATGCTGCGTGATGGCACTGTCGAGGCACTATTCAATATTCTAACTATGCCGATTTTGGCAAGCGAGTACGACATTAAGCCTGCCGACGAGAGCACTGAGGCGAAAACACAAGCAGAGTTCGTACGAAACAACTTACTGAGCGAGAGCTATAAAGGCGGTATTGAAACGCCGTTTGATTTGTTTCTCGACCAATCGATGATGGCGCTAGTGGATGGTTTTCAAGTATGGGAAAAGGTGTATCGGCTCAATAATAACCGCTACGAGTTGAAGAAGTTGGCGCTGCGGGATTCGAGAAGCGTGGAGATTCAGAGCGATTTGAAGGAAGGCTATCAAGGAATTAGGCAAACGCAAGAAGACGGCTCGACGGTGTATATTCCAGCCTACAAAACGTTCCT